GTATCTCACTTTCTGTAACATAATTACCTAAACCATAGACTTTATTATTAAGCATATCTTTAAATACCCAAGCAGGGTTATTCGTCCAAGAACTATAATATAGTCCGTCCCAGTCTTGATCTTGGGCTGTGATTAATTCTGTGGAGGGATTTCGCCTATAATTTGCTGGTATGAAAGCTAGTTCTATAGTTCCATCTGAAGAAATTGTTGTAACAGCACCTGAAGTACCTCCTGTTACTGTCGCTCCTGTAATAGGAGTATACTGTGCTCCAGTATCTCTTAAATATAAATAATCATTAGTAGCATCAATTTTATCAATAACTGCACCTCCCCATATATAAGTAGCTACTATAGTTCCTGGTACAGCAGTAGAAGTATCATCAGTAACACCCGTTAATGCTTCTGTTCCTGTTTCTAAAACATATGTATAGTTTGTAGTGGAAGTTACTGTTGCAAAAGCAGGCTCAACATTAAAAAAAGTTGCATTATCACCTGTTACACCTGTAATTTTTACTAAAAAGGTTTTACCAATAGTTAAACCGTGGGCTGCAGCTGTAGTAGCTGTAGCTGTATATCCATTATCTGCATTACCCTCAACATGTATTGAACTTAAAGTAGCTTTAATATCTGTAATAGTTTCACCTACTACAAAAACATGATTTGATGCATTCACATCTTCTACTTTTATTTTTCTACCATTATAATCACAAGGAACATAATTAGTTGGAACATCAATTATTCTTCCATCTATTTCATAAGCTCTTTTAGGTATAGCACTAAAGTTTTCTGCATCAAAGATTCCTGCAACATAAGCAGAGTAAGGATATTCAAGTTTATCTGCTATTGAAACTTCTATTGATTCTACAAATATATCATCCATTCTTTTTACAGAAGCGTTTGTTTCGTGTGGAGATTTTCGTGTTACTTTAATTGCCCAGTCAACAAATCCATCTGAATTTTTTATATCTTCAATATTCATACCATAGGTTTGAACATATTTACTTGAGCACTTACCTGAAAAACCTGTTCCAGCTGCTTGATTTCTTGCACCTCCTCTACCATCAAAAAGATTTTTCTCTACAATTGTTCCATCGGCTTTAATATATCTAAATTCAATATCAAAATCTACATAACTACTAACTATGTCTCCTTTTGAATAGTCTTGATAAATATAACCAACATCACTTGATGGATTGTCTTCTAAAATGACTAATTGCATACCATTTGTATAAATATTAACTTTTATATAGTCTGCATTTGTTTTTTCAAATGCAGAAGTACTAAGTGTAAAATATTGAGGTTCATTATATTGTAAAGCAGCACCTGATTTTGCTTCAACTACTGAAGATGTTGGAAATTCATTAAAAAAATCAGCATTAACAGTTTGTTCCGCAGAGCCGTCTTTAGTTATAAATATAAAATTTTGGAAATTTGCATCTTTAGAAACTTCACCTGTAGCAAGATTAATATCTCTCATTCTAGTATCATCAAAGAAAATTGATGACTCACCATATACTAAACCTTTTATTGGTCCTTCTGATAAAATATCTACAAAACTAGCAGACTGACGAGAAAACATACTATCATCAGCATTTAGTGTAGAATTTGCACTTCCACCTTTACCTCCGCCTGAGCCTCTAATTTGTATTAATTCTTTATCTTCTTTCATTTTATATACCTAGATATCTTTCTTCAAAACCATGACTTAATTCTATCGGGTTTTTAGCCCATTTCTTTATTTCTTCTTCATCTTTATTAATTAATGCCTGAGCATATTTATTTAATGATGTGAAGTCCATACACCCTTCATCATAAAACTCAACATTATTAGCCCATATTCTATTATCTTCAGTAGTTAAAGAATACCAATAATCTGGAATATAATCTATTTTTTTAGCTAAAATACTATCTTGTACGTCCATAACTCTACCGTTCTCTACTACCCAATGAGTTCCAGATAATATTACACCATTATAGTTATAACCATTAGATCCACCAAAGAATTTATGTGTACCATATACTTGACCACCTTTTGTCATATCTCCTAACTCTATTAGTTCTATTGCTTTTTCTGTTCCATCTGCCATTTGTACTAAAGTACCTTTATCGAAACACCCATCATATCCATAATCTGTCTCTTGTTGTCTATTACCATACATAGCTCCAGGAGTTCTAAAGTGTGGAATTCCTACATGCTTTCTTCCAGCTTTAATTCCTTGTACAGAATTCGCAACCCCAGTAAAAATAGAAGCAGATACTGTAGCTGATCCTGTTGCTACTCTACCATAAACAACAGGTACTGGAACTCCTTGTTTTACTGTATTTTCAGCTCCATTAAATAAATAACTTCCACCCTCTTCTCCAGCATCTGGATCTACAATATTAGGCATCATTAACATAGAAACTCCTTGTATCATTAAACCCCATCCCATATTTGAAGCAGCAGTAAAAGCATAATTAGCCATATGTTGTCCTGCAGTTAAACCTGGTACAGTTGTCGCTGTATATCCACCATGAGCAAAAGCCGCAGGGGCTGTACCACTAATAGTGGCTCCAGTACCAGTTGGGGCTACATAAGGAGCAGCTTGTCCATAAGTTACAGCTATTAAAATTGCAGCTGCAACTATCTTTAACATTCCTCTACTTTGATTATCACTTCCCATAATAACTGGAACAAATGTAATAGTTTGTCCTAAAGGAACGGGATGTATAAGATCTATACCTTCTTCAACCCCTATTAAATCTTTTTCGTCTCCAAATAAAATTTCAAAACCAAGACCTTCTTTAGCTGCTTCTGCTAAATAAGATCTGAATCCTTTTCTTTGTGAAGTTATTGCTTGTATAGCCTCTACTGGGCTTGCAATATCCAAATTCCATTCGTATCCAAACTTTTCGCCTAGTACTCCTTCTAATATTATTTTTCTCATAAGAATTTCTCGTGTCTTAGTATTGCTCTTTTTTGTTGTTTCCATATACCATTATAATTATCTCTGCAAGAAAGTCTACCTGGAGCATGATGAAGTAGTTTAAAATCTCCTACATAAATTCCAGCATGGTTTGAAATATTGCTACCTACTGCCATTAATATTACATCATGGACTTGTAAACTATTGTCTGTTATTTTTGTAAAACCCTCTTTTTCATAATTATCTATATATAAATTATGTCCTTTCTCCCAAAATTTCCAATCATATGGTACAGCCATTATTTTAATTCCTAAGTTTGCATAGTAGTCTTGAATTATTGTAAAACAATCATATGCACCAAATACAAACTCTCTTCCAATTAAATCTAGTTTTCCATCGTGTTCTGGTTCGATTTTCGAATAGCCTTCATCTTTATCAAAAATATACCACGGAATTCCTAACTTATTACAAACTGCTCTATCTAAACCGCTAGGAGTTGAAGTGCCTTGTGGATGATTATGAACAACTCCAATAATATCTGCTTTTTTACTTACTTTTCTATATTCTCCTGGGTCTATAATAAAATCATGTAATGGTTCTATTGATCTATTTTCACATGGATAAAATTTAACTTTTCCTTTTCTAATACCTACAAGACCACATGCTTCTTCTGGAAAATGTGCTCGTGTATGAGTTAATATATTATTTATTATTGGTTCAATCATTAGAATAGTGCCGATCCTGGAAAGCCCCCAAAAGGTAAATCAACGCTTTGGGTTGTATTAAGATTAACATTTGCTCCCGCATAAGCCTGTGTTTGTGTACCTGATCCTGTTGGTGCGTCTACTATAACTACTGGAATATAATCATATCCACTTCCTCCAACTAGACTTAATGTTGTGGTCAAATCATAAGTTACAACTTTATCTGAATTGCCACCAACACCTAAATTTGCATCTGCTGTTGCTCTAATACCTTTAACATTATATGTTACTCCATCATATGCTTGCTCTCCACTAGTATGCTCTGGGGGATTAGTTCCAGCTTGACCATCAGATGCAGTAACTTGATAATGATAATTTCCATAAGCAATATAATCTCCTACTTCTAATTCTACATTTGCTGTCCAAGTTGTTCCTACTGCTACATCTGGAGCTGCATTATAACCATCTCCAGCCCCATTAGTTGGGGGAGTTACAGTATGATCCCATTGTTTTCTTATACTTTTAACTTTCTCAGAGTTACCTTCAAAGCCAAATCTTGTTGCACAAGAATTCAATCGTTTTCCACAAATATCACCAAATGTCCAATATGAAATATTTGTGGGTTTAATAATATTTGCTTCAGTATCAGTTGTAGCAATAGCATGAGCTACAACACATTTATAAAGTGTACTTCTTGTATTTTGCATATAGCCACCAGTTGTAAGTGATCCGCTTGCATAATCATCTTGAACATCAACAGTAATATTTGCACCACTAACTCCATCAGTTTGAACATATAAAGGAACTTGTTTATAATTATATCCCGCAGGCGTACAGCCTTTTATAACAACAAAAACTGGCTTAGTAGCTGTGGAATTTATAATTCCATGAGCAGCAGTACTAAGAGTATAAGTTATTTCGTCAGTTCCTAAAGATATAGCAGTTATTGTAAAGTTATCTCCTATTGGTCTTTGGTACTCTGCATATTGATCTACTGCATAAGATTTTGCTGCATATAAACTAGTAGTTCTATTACTCTGGGTTCCTTGTAATCCCCAATAATTAAATGTATCTGCAGAATATGAACTATCTGTAGTATCGAATTCTATCCTAGTATCATCTTTATTGAAATAAAGAGTGTCTAAACTACTACCTGTAGTATTTTGATTTACACTATCCCACTTACTGTCTGTCGGCCAATCACATCCGCCCTGTGTTGTATCTTTATACTTCCATGAGCATCGTGCTGCAATAATAGTTCTTCTTGGTAATTTAATTCCTTGTGCATCAAAAGAAGATGCAAGTTCGAATTCTACCATGAGCCCATTTTCAGTTACTTTTCTTTCGATATAATAAATCTCTCTATGTAACTCAACGGGTGGATTAGTTGTTAAATACTTTTGGAGTGTTCTTCTTCTAATAATTTTTGCACCTAATAAGTCATCAAAATTTGATAAATAAGTATTAAAGTAAGCATTTATATTAGCAAATCGTATTGAAGGTCTGGGTAATGTTCCTGTTGCTCGTCTTTCAAAACCTGTTGCTTCTAAAGGATAAGCACTATAAGATACTTGTTTATAATCTCCAGAACTAGTAGATCCATAATTACTTTCACTTTTTAAACTATACCATTGAATATTAGCGTCTGAGCTACTTACTCCTGCATGAAAATAGAGTTTATCTTCTCCTGATCCTCCAATGTCACTATTAGGTATTTCTAGTTCAAAGACTTCTATTAAAGCATTACCTTTAGTAACTCCTCCATCTGAAGGCGTTAATGTTTGAAAATCTGTTGTTAATGCATTGGTCATGCCTCAAATACCTCAACAAAAGTTGCACTTAAACTATAAAAATCGCCATAGTCATAAACTTTGTTCCATGTGGGACAAACAACTTTTACAGTATCTTCATCACCTCCTGCATTAGTATCTGGAATAACGAAATTAAATTTAGTGACTCCACTTAAACTATTAAAATATCCTGCAATATCATCAATTTCTGCTTTTGTTCTAGAATTAAAAGAAATACCAAAAGATCTAGGGCTATTATTTATACCGTCTAATACTCTTTGTTGATATCCATCTCCAAATTGTGCTGTTAAAACACGAGGCGCAAAAGCTGCACTTAAGCCCTTATCAGGTAAGATTGCTCTACTCCCAAACGCTGAACTTGTTGTAAATCCTAATGCCATTATATTCCCCTATTATCCGCACTTAACATACCGCCTGGTCGTGCTTCTTCCAGTAATGTTTGTTGTATTTTTGTACCTATAAGTGCTCCTATTCCTTTCATCATATCTCCACTAACTTGAGCTTGTCCTTTACTATTATTATTCATAGTAATACCGACATTTACTTGATTATTCTGTACTCCCCCTTGCAGTCCTTTTAATTGATTAGGAGTTAGTACTACTTCTCCTGGAGCAAGCATTGCTGGTACTGAATCTTTTCCAGTATATTTACCTGGAACTACTCCTCCTTCTCCAAAACCTCTAATTCCTCTTTTAGTTACATAACCACCTGATGCTCCGGTATTATCTCCAAAACCAAATAAGGTCTTAAAAACGACACCCCAACCGCCACTACCGTAGTCAGCGTGCTGCTGCTGTCCAGCTGCTAATGCTTTTGCAAACCAACCTGCACCTTCTGATGCTTTACCTAAGCTTGCTGTTAATTTATCTACTGCTTCATTATGCTTTTTCATCCTTTCATATTCTTTGCCTTCTTCGCCAAGATACAATTTACCCTTCTCAAACTTACCCATTTTATATTTTGCAGTTACTTGTATTTCGTCTATAGTTGCGGCTGCTGTTCTAGCGGCTGTATCTATAATAGTGTCTGTCTCCTCATCTCCTCCTTTAGGGAGATATTTTCCTGCTTTAAATTCCTCCTCGGTGGGAATACGTGTATCTACACCACCTACAAATTGCTTTTTACCCTCTATTCTATCAATTAAAGTATGTAAACCATTAATAAAGTCGTCTCCTACCTTATCTAAATTTTTAACAAAATCTTGAACACTTTTATCATATAGTTTAAAATCATCTATTTTACCAGTCAAATCATTACCTATTCTTTCTATTTCCAAATTAGCTGCTTCCATAGCTTCTACATGTTTTGCAATAGCTCTTTCTTCTGGACCAGGTCCAAACATACCTGCGGTTATTTTTTCAGCCCAACGACCAGCAAGTGCGGCTGCCATAGCAGCTGCCATAGCTTCTCCTACTCCTCTTATTAAGTCTTTAAAGTCTCCTTTTCCTTGTAGAAAATCTTGAAGCCCTTTCTTTAAACCACTAGCAAAACCTGTTCTGGCTGCTGTTTCCATTTCAAACTCAAGAGTCTGTCTCAATTCATTAAGTTTTTGTTCTATTAAAATTTCTTCTTTTTTAATTGCTATTATTTGTTTATTAATTTTTACCTTTTCTAAATCTAATTTATTTGACATTAATTTTTCGTCTGCTTCTAATTTTTGTAAATCAACTTGATTCTGTTTTAATTTAGCTATATATTCATCATCTTTTACAGCCATTTTTCTATATTTAGAAGCAGCTCCAAATATAAGTTTACCCTTTGCTTGTGCTAATGCTAAATCTTGTGCAGCATTAACTTGTGCATACTCTAAGTTTAATATGTCTTTTAATGCCGTTTTAGCCTTATCTAGTTTATCTGCATATACTGTAACATTTGTGTTATTTTTTTCCTCTAATGCGGCTAGTTTAGAAAGTGAACGAACATTTTCTTCTAATGCTACTGCTTCATCTCTATATTTACCTTTTACAGCAGCATCTACTCTTTTCTTTCTCATCCTGCCTAACTTTTCTTCATTATTTGTCACTCCTTTTATAGCGGCATCAAGTTCTCCCATTACTCCTGTTAAATGATTTATTTCTCTTAACCATTCTTGAGCTGAGTCTTTACTTTTTAATTGTTCTTCGGTTAAAGTTTTAATACCGGGCATTATTTTTCCTAAATTTTCTCCTAGTTCAAAAAGTCTAGTAGTTAGTTCCTCATCTAATACCTTGCCGGATGCTTCTAATGATTCTGTTAAATTTTGAAAAGGAATATTTTTTAATGTATTTGAATAAAAAGAAATAGCTTGACCACCTTCAGCCCATTTTTCTTTTACAACATCCATTTTCTTAGCCATTTTTCCTAAATCTGCATTAAGTACTTTTAATCTTTCATTTGTTGCTTTTATTTGTTCCTTAAAAGCTTCTGCTTCTTCGTCTACTTCTTTAAAGTGGTCAATTAATGCCCTGACTCCTTGATATACCATAAGAAGCATACTAATCCAACCCATAGCTGCCATAGCTTTACTCATAGCTTTACCCGCAAAATTGGCAACTCTCGTCATAGACTTCATTACTTTTTTATGATAAACTTTCACGTTTAATAAGCCAGCTTTAGTCTTTAAAAAGTGACTTTGCCAATATGTTTTTATTTTACCAACACTTGTTTGTTCTTCTCGAACTATTGCTTTTAAATGTCTTATAACATTCTTACGTCTGTCTGCTGACATCTTATTTAATTGACTATTCTTTCTTTTTTCAGTGTTTAATATTCTTTGAGCTTCTTTAGCATTAATACTTGCACCTGCTTGTAATTTTCCTAAGCCTCCTGTATATTTACCTTTTGCTCCTGCCATAGATCTTTGAGCGCCTCCAACAGCCATTGCTTGTCCCTCTGTTCTTCCTTCTTTTGCTCTTTTTAAGTCATTCATTTTATTAATAGTCTCTGTAATTTCAGCCTGTTGAATATCTTGAGACGCTTTAAAAGCAGCTGCTTGTTCAGCATAACTAGGAATAAGACCTCTTAATATACTTGCTATAAATACACCCATAGCTCCAACAGCTGCTAGTGCATTTCCTGCTAAGAAATCTGCTACTGGACTTAAAATTGTATCTATAAATATCATCATTGTATCTTTAACTTTTTCTAATGCAACACCTAATTGTTGCCAAGTATTTGGTTGAATAGATTCTGCTACAGCACTATATTTAGTCTCTGCTTGACTTAATACTTCATTTAAAACTGCTTGTGATTTTTCATAAGTTGTTAATGAATCTTGATGAACTCCTAAAGCTTGAGCATAATTACGAGTAGCAACATCTAGTCTAAGAATAATACCTAATTCATCCAAAACTTCAGGTTCTGCTTTTACAACACCACGAACCATTCTATCAAATGCATCTGGTACACTTCTACCAAGAACTTTTGCGGCTCCTGTTGCTGCACTTGCAAGTCTTTCCATTTGTTCAGCACCAAGACCAGCTGCTAAACCAATAGCTGCAGCTTGAGATGCTTCTTTAAAACTTATTTGAGAATCAGTTGCTAATTGAATACTATGTGCTACTGATCCCATAGCTATACCTGTTGCGGCTGCATAGGCCCTCTCCTCTTTTTCTCCCCTTCCTTCTCT